ATAAAACAACTAAATGAATATTTTTGTCCATTTGTTATGCTCATTGACCTATAAACCAAATGCGAATTATTGTCTGTTGAATCAAAAAATTTGTCCGCAGTCAATTGACCGTCCGGCGCAATTATTTGGTTAGCCGTTACGCTTGCCCTTGCTTTTGTCCAATATGAATTTTCGAACTCTTCACTTCTTTGAAATAAATTTGTGCGTTGTGGTTCCAAATTCAGCGTTGGACAACCGCCGCCGAAATGATCTATTCGTGGAATATTATTTGAAATGGTTTCAATTAAACCTCCAGGATTAACCCTTGACGCGTCGCCGCTTCGTGTATAGGTAAAATCGCCGTCGCCGTCTGTTGGAAATACTGAATAAACTTTTGATGCTTTGTAACCCGTAGGAATTAACAATAGTTTTGCGTCGTCTGCTAATGACATATAAATTTGTTTTTAGCAAAAATACAAAAATTAAAAAAGATATTTAACGGCCTTGACCGCGATATTTTTTTTTGTAGTTTTTAGACGATTTAATTGACGAACTTTTGCTTTTTGAATGTACGCCTTTGCGACGCTTTTTTTGTTTTTTATATGTGCTTAAAACGTTTTTATTGCGCGCCATAATTATTTGTTTTTTCTAACCGCCGAACCATAAAAATAACCAAATATTGATAAAACGATACCCTCACAAATTCCAATTAAATGAATCCAAACTTCTTTGTTTGATTCCGGTATTTGCAAATAAACAATGGCATAAATGATAAAAGCAAATGCAGCTAACCCAATAATTCCGGTTAAATTAAACATTAAATCAAAACCGCCGGTTTTTGCCTTTTCAACTTCACGTTTACGCGCTGAATCGCGGTCCGCAACTTCTAATTTGTAGAACTCAATCAATTCGTCGTGCATTGCGCTTTTTTGTTCCGGCGTCAATTCCGGTTCGTTGTCAATTAGATTTTTAACAACGCCCAAAACGCCTTTGTCCGGTAATACGTCGCCAACAAATCCAGGAATTTTTTTTAATAAAAATTGCCCAACTTTCGTGTCCTTAAATTTTTTCTTTGGCATAATATTATTTTTTGGTATAATCCCAACGCGCTGAATAGTCGCGAATGTCTAAATGTGTGAATGTATTGTATTTTCCAATTCCGCCAAAATTTATTTGGCCTAATTCGACCATTTCGCAAACTAATTCGTGAACCTCGTTTGGCGTCATGCCGTCAATTACAATGTCCGCAGCTTTGCCAAATTTATGTTGCGAATGTTTGGCGCCTTTGACAACATTATCATTATAATTGGCGCATCTATACGCCGAATTTATTTTGATTGGTTTTTGTACTTTGTCACGCAAAATTTGCAATTGGTCCGCCAACTTAATTAAATTATTTTTTACGTCGGCGCTAATTTTACAATTGCCACAATTACATTCAAATTCGTTTATTTTAAAATTTTTAGTCATATTTTTTAATTTTCGTTAATACAACCCTCTAATTCTTTAACCTTTAATTTTAAATCGTCTAAATCAACCATTGTTTTTTCCTGGTGTTTTTCAATATAAATCAAACGCAAATTTTGTTCGGCGTCGTCCGGCAATGCCCCCATTTCGCCACGCGGCCATTTAATACGAAATTCGCTATTCATTTCTAATTCCGACGACATACGCATTAAATTAATATTCATTTGCTGAATTTTAGCTATTAAAGTGAAATAAACGCCGGCTATTGACAAAATACCAAAACAAATTGCAACAATTGTTTTTATATTAATTTTAAATTGTGTGTTTTCATCAATTTTTGTCATTGTCTTTATTCTTATTCAAATAATACCAACGTTGCGCGGTGTAACCTATTGAAACCGCCAATAATAATATTTTTAAAACTTCGTCAATTGCAGTAAATGAAACTAAAAACGAAAACGTGTTTAATATATATAATTTAAAATCATTCATTTTTTAAAAACTTAAAACCGTTATAACAAAATCTTCAACAATAGCCGTTGCGCCGCTTTTATCAACTTTAATTTGAATTTTGCAGCCACTTGTTAATTCGCTTGTTCGTGTAAATATTTGCGTTGTTCTTGAATAACGAACTTGATCGCCATTGTTAGCAATATTATCATGTGAAAACTCAATTGATTTGCCGGTGTCCGGAAAATATAAACGTGCGTCCAAACGTGTATTTGCAGCGCCGGCCGTTACGTCAAAATCGTTTCTAATTAATAAAACTTTATTTGCGCCAACTTTTGACGTGTCAATTTTGTTTGCTGCTGAATCCCATAAATCGCCACTAATATATGACGGCAAATTTGAAATTGTTCCGGTTCCGGCTTTGTCGTTTGTTAAATCGGTCCAGGTGTCCGCCGTCAAATTGATAGGCGTTCCGCTTGTTGTTGCGTCTTGATAAAACGCAAAACCGCCAAATTTGTCGTATGCGTCATTTACGGACGTTTTTATTTCGTTTAAATCGGCGGCGGTCACTTTATTAATCGCCGGCAATGCTGATGTTTGATTGTCTGTTTTATTTGAATAGGTTATTTTTGCCATTGGTTATTTTTTTTAAGATTGAAGTTCGTTTTGCAATTCGCTTTGTAAACCGCCCACCGTTTCGATTTGTTCAATTTTATTTGACAATTCAATAATGGCGCGATAATATGTAAAATCTTTTAAATCATCTTCTAAATATTTAACGCCCTCGTTTACGCTTGTATAAACATTAAAACCGTTGGCGCTTAAATCAATGTAATTTGCTGAACGTGTGCGCAATTGTTCCAAACATTGTGAAACCATTAAATTACAATCTAATTCGCCGCCGTCGTCACTTGCAAAACGTGTCACGCATTCAACGCGCGTAATCGTTTCAATATTAAAAGAACTTTGGTTTTGGTCCGTTTCGTCGTTTGAAACTGAATAAACGCGCACAAATGGATAACTTGCATTTGTTGGAACGCGTCCATAAATCGGAACCGCTGAACCGTCAATTGTAACGTTGCCGTTTAATTTTGCAATGATTGCCTTGCGTACATAGTGAATCGCTTCTAACATTATTTAATTGCTTTTTTAATTTCGCCATTTAGACGATTTAATAAATTTTTAAATCCTATTCGCGCCGAACTAAAAAAGAACGGACGCGCCGGCAAATTAACATCTCGAATGCCTTTGCCTTTGAATTGTGCCGCGTAACTTTCCGGAATACCTAATTCCGTCATGTCGGTTAAATCAACAGAACCACCGGTTCCAAATTCAACATAAGGCGCGTAATTTGCAGCCGCCACAACATTAACGGATTTTCCGCTTCGTTGTGTGCTAATGGATTGTTTTAAAGCGCCTTTGTCAACCGGCGCCGCACGTTTTGCCAAACGCACAATTTCTAAACCGGTTTTTCCTAATTCATTGGAAATGGTTTTGGATTCGAACGCACGCATTTTGTCTAACTTATTTTTAAGTTTCAACAAATCGTTTTGGTCTATTTTAATATTTACGTCCATTTATTCCGATTTTGTCGCCAATAGTTTTGTATAAAAATCCAAATCAAATTCGAATTTGTTGTTTATTCTAAATTTTTGCGATTCGTTTTCCAATGTGAAAATGTCGCCTAATTGAATTAAATCCGCCGTATTTTTACGCATTGTTATTTCAACCTGGACGTCTTGTTCACGTTTGCCGAATTTGTCGTTTATTTCGCCCTTAATTTCTGTTAAATGGCACCAAACCGTTGCAACGTCCGACAATGTCGAATTAAAACCCCCAAATTCGTCGGCGGTTTTTGTTAAACGTTTGATTGTTATTTTAGAATCTAATTTTCCGGCGTTCATTATATAAACATTGATTTATAAGACGTTAAAATTGTTTTTGTTGATGTTGGTATTTCTGAAATATTTCCGTTTACAAAATCGCTTCTATTGTCGTAATACGTTGAAATTAATTGCATCATTGATTGTTTAATCAACGCGTCATCAATTCCGGTTGTTATATACGTTATTTTTACGCGTTCGGCCGGTCCTTGATCTAATTCAATGGTTTCATTGTCTAAACCTAAAATTTCATAATCGGTTGTTGCGGTGCCGTCAATGGTTATTTCCTCAACGCTTGCAATTGGACCAAATGGCAAATCAAAAATTCCGTTGGTTGCGTCTAAATAATACGTTCGATTTTTAGGCACAATGTCGCGCGAAATATAGTTTTCGCACCAAATGCGCGCTTGCGTTATCATTGCGGAAATAATATTGTCGTCGGCGGACGTGTCAATTCGAACGTAATCTTTAACATTTTGACCGGTCAATAATTCATTGCCGGTTGTTGAATTAATCTTTATTTGTCGCATCGTCTTTTATTTCAATATATTCAACCTTTAATTCTTTGGTTTCAAATTTTTCTTTGTTTTGCTTTTTACTGACTTTTGACGCAAAACCTTTGGCAATCCAATTTTGTGCGACGTTGTCCGGCAACTCTATTTTGTCGCCCTCATTATAACGTTTGCCACCCCTTAAAATTGATTGTTTGATTTTTAATTGCATAACCTTTAATTTTTTGTAAAGATAAAAAAAAAGCGCCACATTAATTTGTGACGCCTTTTCAGAAGAATAGAAAACAATAATGAAAACTTACATTGCCGCAAAGTTATTAAAATATTTTGAATATTTTTCCAAACCAATTGTAAATGATTG